AGAAAGAAAGAGTTAGAGTTGCAGGAGTTGATACGCCAGAGAAGAGAACAAAAAACTTGGAAGAGAAGGCATTGGGAATAGATGCAACAGCATGGTTGAAAGCAAAACTAGAGGAGACTATTAAAGGTGATGAAGAACTCACTGTTAGAACTGAACTTAAGGGTGGCGTTGGGAAGTATGGTAGGCTTCTTGGTTGGCTCTACGTTGGCGACTCTGATATTTCGTTAAACGAACAGATGATTACTGAAGGATATGCTCATGCATATGATGGTGGAACAAAAAATATGGACTTAGAAGCATTACGTGTTATTCGTAGATCATTTGGTACTTTGATTGATAGTTAATTATGAACCCTGAAAAACAATGGCGTTTTCTTAAAACAGATTTAATGCCAAAGATGGAGATGATGCATAGTCAATTAAAGCATATTACTGAATTTGTTAACAAACCAGAAAAGCAATGGGTAACACCAGACGAGATTAAAGAAATTAATAAATCAATTGAAGATATTAATCTTCGACTAGATAAGTTAGATAAAATCTTATCTGGTCCAGATAAAAATTCTCTTCTTCAAGTTTCTCAAATCAGAGAAGCATTAATAACAGAATTTGGTAAAGATCGTTTCCCTCAATTATAGGAGAAAAATTAATGTCAGCATTATTAAAGAAAGGATTAAACACAGGACAGTGGGCATTTAGACTTGTCTTTGCTGTTGTTGTGGTAGAACTTGCTATCGTAGCAGGAACAGTTGTCGGGTGTTTTGAAACTGGTACTTGTGATGAGAACGATAGTGATAATATTAAGGAATTGATGCAAGGACTTGCCACAAAGACGTTTGCATTGTATGCTGCAGAGAAAGGTATCAACTACAACTCTAAGAAAGAAGAGAAAGAAGAAGCATGATTGAAGAGAGATCTGAATTCATTGCCTTACTGAAAGAGAAATCTTATCGTAAGGGTGATTTTACGCTGTCCTCTGGTAAGAAGAGTGAGCACTATGTAAATTGTAAACCAGTAACGTTACAGTCTGATGCGTTACTCTTTATTAGTTGGTGTATGCTTGAGTGTATAGAGGATGATACTGTAGCAGTAGGAGGCCTCACCTTAGGAGCAGATCCTTTGGTGAGTGGTGTTGCTATGGCATCTGCTATTGCTGATGATAAACCATCAGTTGATGGTCTGATTGTAAGGAAAGAACCAAAAGGACATGGTACAGGAGCATGGATTGAAGGACCACTCCCACCTAAAGGTTCTAAGGTAACTGTACTAGAGGATGTTATTACGACAGGAGGTTCGGCAATTAAGGCAGCAGAGAAGTTGCGTGATGCTGGATATATAGTTGATAGAGTCGTGGCGATTGTGGATAGACAGGAAGGAAAGGAAGCATATGATGCCTTGGAAGAAGCTGGGTTAGACGTGGTTAGTTTGTTTTTGTTAGAAGAGTTAATAGAGTATGATTCCTCTTGACA